CGTCAAATTTGCTGCAGCAAATGCAGCTACCCCAGCAAGAACAGAAAGACCACCAGTTGCATAGCCCAAAGCGGTTCCAAAGGCTATGGTTAAAGTAGTGTTGGTAATTATCATTGCTTTATAAGCAAGAAATGCTTTTATAACGAGTTCAATAGAATCAGCATTTAAAACTAACCAATTAGCAATATTTAATACAATATCACCAAGGGGAACGAGGGCTTCGGCATTTTTATTTATAATAGCATTTAGTTTATCTTGAACTGACATAACTAATTTTGCCGCTTTTTGTTGCTCTTCCAATGACTCTGCATTGGCATTAATAGCGTTAGAAAATTCATTCATATTGCCAGACAACAACATTGCAAGTTCGTTGGTATCTTTAAGTCCTAGCGATTCTGTGTAGAAAAGCCTCTGATAATAACTCATATTTTCAAAACTCAAGCCAGCATCCAAGATAGAATCTCTGATCATTTCAAATCTTTCTACTGGATCTGTTGCCATCATAAGATCCATAGCATTAACAAAGTTGCCGCCCAGTGCAGCATTTAATTGTCCTGCTTGTTTTGCTGCACCTTCAAAAGTATCAAACTTGTTGGTAATACCTAAAACCTTCTCCATCTCCAGTCCGGTAACACGAAGAGTGTGCTGAAGTCTCTTAAACGTAATATCAAAATCACTACCAAATTTTGCTAATAAAGGTCCACTATTGGCCAAAGTAGCAAAATATTGTGTTTGATCCATCTGAAGAGCGGAAGCGTTCGCTGCCAAGCCTCTCATTTTAGGTGCCAATTCGTCTGCACTCAAGCCAAATGCCTTGGTGCCCATTTGTAAAATTTTGGTTGAATCAGCGGAACTGACACCTAACTTATCAAACAAAACAACTGATTCAGTGATAGATTGTTGTTGTTCTCCAGATAACTTAACAAAGTCAGTAAAATTATTAATTAATTCACCTTGAACTCTTAAAACATCCTGAGCAGAGGCACCGTAGATATACATGCTACCCGCCAAATCTCGCATATCTTTTGCATACTGAGTGCCAAATCTAAACCTTCTATTAAAATCAGATGCAGCCTTATCAATCTCAAAGAATAAATTTATTGCTCTTCGAAGTCCAAATTCCAATACATCAGTTGCTTTTTTATCTGCCGCCTCTCTTGCTTTGGCAGCCAATACTTCTGCTTGTAAAGATCTGGTTCTTTCATCTGCAAGGTTCTTGACTATCTTTCTAATATCTTTGTATTTGTTTTCTTGATCTTCTAATTGTTTTTGTCGTTCTTCGTGAAGATCGTTTATGCGTATCTCGTTTTCGAGTGCTTCGTCTAATGCTTCTTTGTTTGCCCCCAAAAGACGATATTGTTCTGCTAAGGCTCTATTTCTAGACAAGAGATTTGATAAAGCAGCGTCTCCTTGCTCTGCTGCGTCTTGAATTATTTTCAATGATTCAATTTGTGCTTTTCTATTGACCTCATCTAATTGCTGACGCCTTAGCGACAATTCGTATTCGCTTTTACCACGAGCCTCAGCACGTTCAAGGGTCTGCCGCATCTCCTCAGCCTGAGCCTTTAAGACCTCCAAAGACTCAGCACGTCTTTCTAAAGTTCGATTTTCAAGATCTAATGCTTCTCTTAGCCGTCTTAGGGTTTCTTCATCAGCCATTAATAAGCCCTCTTTTACTTAGATAAATAGTGTAAAAAGAAAAAAGACAAGGCACGTAAGAACCTTGTCTAAAATATTAAGGACCAAACTTAGGTGGTGGCGTAGGAGCGTTGTTTGCATTCAGGGTTTGAAAATTTCCACCCCCACCTTTAGATGCCTTCTCAATTTCTTCTGCTTCTCTTTCCAACTGTCTAATTAGTCTTTCAACAAACCATTTCCTCAAACCAATTGGTAAATTATACGCTTCCGAAAAAGACCACCCACCAGAATATTTTAAAAAGAAGAACTGTTCGTAAACGTTCTCCATGTACTCATCGGTCAGGCCAAAAAAAGTCCGCCGTGAGTGGCACCTCCAGTTCCTGCTCATGGTCGCAAGAATTGCAAGCAAAGTGCTGACGCATATCTAAATCAGGATTTGCTAAGTTATAAACCTGCCTGATATGTCTAGCGTCCAATGAAGGAACATTATCAACAACATAATCAATTGCTTGTCTAGAAGTCTCTCCATTAACAGAAACAATGATCTGTCTAAGTTGACGTGTTACAGCATTTTCCTCTTTACGTGCTTTTCTTGCATCTTCTAACTGACGAACATACTGACGCTCATCAACACCATTTAGAAGCCTGAATGTAACCTCGATTCCTGTCCTAGGAAGTTTTGTTGTATAAGTTCCATTCTCATTAAGAACAGCATCCTCATCTCTAACACCATCTCCGCTATAAGCCTCAATGTCGTGAAGATCAAAGTTATACTCTTGATTTGTACCACATGCAGGACAAGTCACTGTAGTGCTGTACTCTGGTCCATAACCCGAAATTCTTGCAGCAACAAGAATAGCATTACGATCACCAATCAAAAGATGCTCTGCTTTAATACGCTTATCTTTAATAAGACTATCAAGCAGTCGATCAAGCACGATGCCTTTCTTTAGCAATGCACGGGAAGTAAGAAGATCTTCCTCCTTAGCAGTCATATGCTTAATCTCAATTGTCTCTGCGTCATGCAGAGGGTGCCCTTCAGGATAATACTTACCTCTCGAAGGAAGTTCTACGAACTCAGAAGGAATTACAAAAGAAAAGCCTCCTGAGTTGTCATCTTGCATCATAGATGCGGGAGGGGCTGGGTCTGGACTGTGTGCCCCTAAACGCTCTCTATTTCTAGCCAATATACACCTCTATGTTGTTTGTGTTAAGATTTTCAGACGTTAGATGGTGAGAAGATCTTGGTGCCCTCAGCAGCAGTGTCAGCATCGTCACTGGTTGTGTATGGGGTAAGTGTAGCCCAATCGTACTTAAATGTCATAGAAAGTTCATTTAAGTTGTCATCACCATAAGCCAAATCGCCATATTTCACGTCTGTAATAATAGGGTTCCACAACTTCCACTCTTCGATAACATTACCAGCAGCATTTAACTGCTTGATTGTAACGCCACCAATCTTCTTACCGAGGCTAGCCTTGGACATGGTGCTAAGTTGGTTAGAGTTAGCAGGGACTTTATAACCACCGTCCTCTACCAACTTAGACATTAACTTGGAAGAATCTGGATTCTGAGGATCAACAAACGCAATTGTAACATCAGACCATGTAACAGTTCCTGGATAATAGAACTTATGATTTAAGAAATTGTGCTCTGCAGCATTAATGGAAAAACCAGGCTTGTTGATAGTCTTTGCGTACCAAACAACACCAGTACCGGCTTCTGTGCCGCTTCCATCTGCGTCTACCATTCCATCGATCTGAACAAGAAATCTAAACTTTCTTTTTGGATCATTGATTGTTGCTTTTTCAGTATGATCTGCACCCCAAAATGCCATTTTTGTGAACTCCTATAAATTGTTCTATACTTAAATAGTATTGGTGGGGGATTTTCACCCCCACTTTAGTTTAATTAATCGTCGAAAGAAGCACCGGTGTTCATTACAACGAAGTCGATAGCGATGAACTCGATGGCTCGTGCAGGCTTGACCATAATCTTCGCATAAAGAATGTTCTGATCAATCAAGTCTGGTGTAGTTGTTGTTCTGTCGAGCACAAGACGGTACTCTGTGATACCGAACTGAGTCTTAACATTTGCCAAGAATGGCTCAACCAAGTTCTTGAAGCGTGTCCAAGTAGCCTCAACATTCTGCTCGAAAAGAATCTGAGTAGAGAGGATAGAGATCTGCTTCTTAAGATAGATAACAAGGCGACGAACATTGATTCTATCGAGTGCAGATGCACGCTCCTGAAGAGTCTTCTGACCGAAAACAACGATTCCGGAAGATGGGAAAGCAGCGATTGGGTTAATTCTGCTCTCGTAAAGTGTGTCACGGTCACGGGAGGACAATCTCTCAGTCACGTTTGTAACAGGGATACCAGCAGCACCCTCAGAAAGACCACCGCGATTGAATCCTGCAGGAGCAAACCAGATGGCAGATGCTCTCTCGGAACTTGCAAGAACGCCCATCATAGCAACTGTTGGCGGAATCCAAAGAAGTTGTCCGTTGTTCTCATCACGAGTCTGAACCCATGGGTAGTAAGTGGCACCATAACTAGAATCAATTCTTCTAGCCTTCAAATCGTTAGATGCATTGATTGGTGTTGTACCAATTCTATCAGCCTTATCGGAGTAATACTGCTCATGATTTGGGATATAGACATTTGGAAGGTCAATGATTGCCATTGCATCACCGCGATCACCGCAAACATCAATCATGTGCTCTGTAAGGCTTGTGTTAGTCAAGCCTGGGGTAGCAAGAAGATTCATGTTAAGTTCTTCTGGATCTGCAACAGTATCAATAGCACGCTTGTAGGTGTAGTAGACATAAGAGTTGAGATCGCTGGCTGCTGTACCCATCTCACCATTTCTGAGTGGATCTGGCTTGGTGATATCAAGTCCGTCAAAGCCACCCCAGAACGGTGCGGTGAACTGGTTAATCTCTGCATTGAGAAGAGTCTCATATGTGTTGGAGCCTCTAGCAGTAGTACTTGTTCCAGCCTTACGAGAACCGGAAGCGTAAATGTAAACATTAGACTGACTGCCACTCACATTATCAAGAGTGAAGACATAAGAGTAGCCTTCAATAGCGGAAGAAGCAGAGAGGTTATATGTACTAACAGTGGCATCAACAGGAACATTGTCATTCTGACCTAAGCCAATGTAAAGAAGTCTGTGTGCATCAGCAGTGCTAAGATCGCCCTTAGTAGAAGTGCTGGTTCTAGTTGTCTGATAGCCGAAGTATGCTCTTGTCTGGTCCGCTAAACCGCCGTCTGTAGCGTTTGTGCGAAGACGATCAACTGGGTAGAAGAAGGATGCGGAAGAATCGGAAGCAGCATAAGAGGAGGAAATGAGTGGTCCACTTGTTGCATAACCTGGGAGGTTGGCTCCAAGGGTTAAGAAACGCTCAGCGAGTTGAGAGTTGCTGCTATCGAATGCAATGAACTCAGAAACGTCGCGGTACTTAGGAGGACCGAAATAGCCGAATGGAAGAAGCGTTGCATCAGTAGCACCAGCCTCAACATCAGCATTCATCTCAACGCGGACGAATTTAGAAAGATTATCATAATCACCATAAGTCTTAAGACGA